AGAGAGAGATATAATGCACTCAGATATAATATCTATATCAAATGTGACAGTTTAATAACTGGATTCCATCTGTTCTACCTTATCTCCTTCACAACAAGAGTAAGTTAAATCCTCCGTCCAGTAGGATTTATATATTTTGTTCCATACAACATCAAACTCTTCTTGATTCAAATTCTTAAACAAACATTTATCTTCTAGGTAGATGTGGTAATACTTCATCATTCTTGTTTTTTTAGTTCGTCCTCTAATTCTTTAACCAATGTTTTCTTATTATGTCTACGGTCTAATTCAATACCTAGTTCTCTACCAAACTCCTCCAACTCTATCTTAGATAAAGATTCTAGATCAACTTGGCCTTCATCAGAATCACCCTTCACTACATCGGGTTCTGGTTCTACTGGAACAGGTGGTGTGGGTGGAGTAACATTGCCACCCAATAAATCGCCAAATCTACTCATGGGTTTAAATTAATTGTTGCAAGTATTTATCATGCCACCAATTCGATGAACTCACTCAATATCTTTTTGTTCATCTTCTTACTTTTAAGAGTCTTGGCAAATGCTTTCTTGATATCTGCCTTTGTTGCATCTTCTTTAACTTCAAACTCTGTATCATTACTCAAAGCATTAGATGATAATCCAAAGTAAGTGTGATATCCAGAAGTCTTGATTGATGCGGTCTTTGTGTTTCTCCAGTTCACTCTTGCATTGATAAGGTCTGTACCATCAAGATAAGTGCTCAAGAAACTGTGAGTATCACCAGAAGTTAGAATACGAATACCAATGAAATTAATATCTTGAAACTTGTCACGAAGGTTCCTTAAGAATGCATCTGTGTAATGAGGACTACAGTAAAATGAACCTCCTCCAAGATCATATGTCCTTCCAGTTTTACGACATCTTAAGAAACAATTTCTTCTTGCACTATTATTTCTTCCTAAGTATGTTACTGTTGGGTCATCAAATCTAGTATGCTCAGAGTGATATGATAGAGGATGTCCTTCACCATCAGTTAGAATTACACATTGAACCTTTTGTACATTGTTTTCCTTCTTGAATTGTGGAAGAATATCATGCAATGCAATCATAGTCTCATGTAAAGGAGTTCCAGATAGACCTAGACCTAAAGGTGTTCGATAAGCATAATCGCTATCATAACATCTACCATATGTAAAACCATCTGCAATTCTGAATATAGTTTTCATTTGCTTTTCTAAAATCTTGCCTTTGGTTTTACTTGTAAACATATTCATTAGTGAAAACTTTTTATCAACTTCAAAATCATTTGCTTTGATTTCAGTTAACTCTTCATATCCATCTTCATTAACTAGAGTCTTTGGATAGCAGATAGTAAATGCATAGACCTCGAATGGAATCTGAACTTTCTTGCAAAACCACATTAGATTATATAACTGCTTCAAAGTATCCAACATGATACGAGACATTGAACCAGACCAATCAAGAATGAATACAAGACCGTGATTCTTACCATCAGGTAATACTGTAACCTTTTTGAATAAATCTTCATTGAACTTGTATGTATGAAGAACTCCTGTGTTTAGGATACCAGTTCTTGCAGTTGATGCACGAGCATAAGCATCAGCAGATTTCTTACACTCAAACTCTTTAACAAGATAGTTGACTTCTTTCTGTGCAGACTTTTTGAACTCAAGGAATTTTTTATCTACAAGATTAAATACAGAATCATCATGAGATTCTTTCCACTCTTTTTCGATTCTTGAATGAAGATCAGAATTGTTGACAATAACTTTATCTAAGTCTAACTTTGGAATCTCAATGTAGTTAGTGTCTCTATAATACTCATTGGTATCTACGAGGTCTTTGAGTGACTCTTGAAGAGATCTGTCTGTCTTCACATCAAGACTTGATTCTCCTCCAAGTGAACTCTGATCACCACCAGTTTGGGGTTGATTTTGAGGTTGAGGTGTATCTCCTCTGGTCTGTGTCTCCTCTGTCTTGATATCTCCACCTTCTGCTTCACCCTCTTCTTCTTGTGATGCATTAATTGGCACCTCTGATTTGTTCTCTCCATCTGAACCATTTGCTTCAAATGGAATACCTTGTGGAGCAACATTATCTACCTTCTCTTGCTCTCTTTTCTCATCTTGTGTTTTGCAGAAGTTATGTAAATCTTGTGATACTTTTAATACATCATCAAATGTCTCACACTGGTCTATTCTTGCAACAAAATGAGTTTCTTCAATAGTAAAATTAATATCAACAAAGTTACCTAACTTGAAATGTAAGTTGATACGATCAGGTAAATTCATCTCATTTATATCTTCATCTTCTAACTTGAAGAAGTCTTCTTCATGTAACTCATTGTATCCACGATAAAAAGTCTTTGCTAATCCACCATACTTACGCTTCATCAACTTTTCAATACGAGCATCCTCTACAACATTCACAATACCTGGTGAAATCGGATAGTCCTTGTACCACTCGATATCAGGTGTGTAGAGTGCGTGACCAACCTCATGACCTACAAGTAAGTCATATACTAAACTACTTGCCTTCTCCCATTGTGGAAGTGTGAGGACACGAGTATGAACATTAAATGATGCTGTGTCTACTTCCTTGTTTTCAACTACAAGGTCTTCTGTAGCAAGTAACTTAGCAAGTTGTGATTTGATTTCGTGGTTGACATTCATTGGACTTTCTTATCTTATACCTCTATGATACTCCAAAACCCTCCGCTTGGAAGGGTTAAGTAGACACTTTTTCAAGTGGTTGCGTCTGGCTCTTGCCTGACGTAATGCTTGTGGTTTAAGATGACGCTTCTGTTCCTTCTTGGAATGATGCTGCCAATTAGGGACTTTCATTATCCTAAGTTGTAGTTAACTATACATCTAGCATTATTTAGAGGTTGCTCTGCTGTATGATACAAACTACCATCGAATAATACAATTCTACCTTGTTTTGGTGTAATTTTTTGTTTAATTGTATAAGTTTTTGATTCCATTCTTTCATTGTAGATTATAGTGTCACCATCACTGTCACAAACATAATAAAGAGCAACAAAATGTTTTCTACGATGCAAGTCTACATGAGGAGTATCTACACTTCTATCTTTTAGATTTAATGGAAATTGTAAAAAAGAACGACCTTGAAGAACATTAATATTTTTAATATTCATTCTTCGACAAACATCTTTAAGCATTGGTAAAAACAAATAATGAAATTCACTCAATCTTTCGCCAATCGGATTATCTTGATTATCCATAACTACGTATTCATGACCTAATGCTGGTCTATGTTGACTATCCCAATCACCTGCACTTGTAACATCTTCAGCATAATACCAAGGAAAATCCTTACCTTTATATTGATAATCACCCATTAAAATATTTTTAATATCCTTCTGATATTCAATATCAATAAAATCGTCAATGACATATATCTCTTTATCTAATATCACAATCCTAAATCGTAAGTTTACTGAATCCTTTGATTTTATCAAATTTCAATATATTGTCAAACTTATCAACCAATTCATCTGTCTTATGTGATATGACAAATACATTTGCATCCGTTACAACATACTTAATAATTCTAGTAAAGTAGTCAGTTCCAAATCCATCAAGTGAACTATCAAATATCTCATCAAGTATCAATAAGTTAGTACTAACAGAGTTTTTCATCTTGGCAATATCTCTCCAAGTAAAAAGAAGAGACAAGTCAATACGCATCTTCTCACCTTCACTAAATGACTCATAACTAAAGTCTTCGTGAACTGGTGACTTGATACTTTCCTTGAACTCCTCATCTAATGAAAAATTGATATAGAAATCCATCAACTGCAGATACTTATTAATCTGCTGATTCATTAATGGAAGATATCTTTTAATAATTTTTGACTTGACACCACCATCTTTCAGTAAAGAATGTGCAAACTCATGGTAAGCATTCTTTTCTCTAAATTCTGATTGGTCTTTTTGGAGGTCGTCGAGTTGTGATAGTAGAGTTTCTAACGCATGTTTCTCAGCAGTTCGGTTTTTAAGTTGTTCGGTAATTGTTTGAATTTCTTGTTCGAGTTCTCTGGATTGATTTTCAAGTCCAGAAATCCTTGTATTGGTTTTAGAAATTTCATGCGTGAGTTTCGTGGCCTCCGAGGTTAATTTTTTAAAAGTTTGCTCTCGATCTTCTTCGAGTTTGATGGCAGACTCCAGTTCTTCGTAACCCTTTTTGAGTTCTTTTGCCTTCGATTCTGCCTCGTTAATTTTATTTAACCGAAACGATTCTTCTATATTTTGGGTACATGTAGGGCATGTTACATTTTCACTGAAGAACTTATGTTCCTTGGTAATGTTGGATACTTTATTGGATAATTTACCTTTTAAGTTACCTAATTTTCGTAACTTTTTGTTAGAATTTCCAAACGATTCCATGTCATCATTGATACTTTTTAATTTTTTATCAGTATCTTCTATGATTTGACGATGAGTTCCAATCCCAACAAATATATTTTCTAACTTTTGCTTCTTCTTATCAATATCTTTACGACCAGTTTCTTCCAAATCACTGATAAATGACTTTTGCATATCTATTTTCTCTTCTGTCAAGTCTTTTTTGATTGTAAGTTCTCTTATCCTTTCATTTGTAGACCTAACTCTCTCCTTTAATATTAGACCCATCGAAGAAAATATTTTAATGTCTAAGATATCCTCAATCACCTCTCTACGGTTTGGTGCATTTAATTGCATAAAAGGTACAAATGATGCACTACCTAGCACTACAATCTGTGTGAAGGACTTATAATTCAACTTTAATACATTCTCTTCTAACCATTTCTGTTGATCATTTGCTGCAGCATTTTGATCTAAGAGTTCATCATCTCTCCATATCTCAAATCTATTTGGTTTAATTCCACGAACAATTTTCCAATCAAAACCTGGTGTTGTAAATTCTATTTGAACTTCACAATCTTTTTCATTTGCAGCATTAACTAATTGTGACTTTGTAATTTTACGAAAAGGTTTATTAAACAAAGAAAAAGTAAGAGCATCTATTCCCTTTCTCTT